CTTGTAGCTATCGGCCATCGCGGTGGTCCTCCTGTCGGTTGGCCATGAAAAAGCCCGCCGCGGCGGGCGACGGGCTGCTCAGCTCCGGTGGTGGAGCCGTTCCGTTACTGCTGCGTGCGCACCCGCAGCGTCATCGAGCCGGTGAACGTCCGGCCGTCCAAGTCGCGCGTGATCTGCGTCGACGTCGCTTGCACGTCCCAGGCGCGGCCGGTGCCGAGCGTCAGGCGCGCGCGGTCGAGCAGCGTTTCCAGCTGCGCGAGGATGCTGTAGACCTCGCTCTTGCCGGGCTCGTTCGACCAGACGTTCAGGATCACGAACCGCTCGCGCGCGCGCTCGGTGTGCGTGCTGAAATCGGCGCTGTTCTCGTCGCCGATCTCGATGTACGGATACGCGGCGTCAGTCGGCGGCGGGTTGTAGACCGGGACGGCGCTGCCGCCGACCGTGACATTGCCGTCAAGCGCACCGTAGATTGCCTTTTGAAGCTCGAAGCCGACGTCGGTCATCGCCCGGTGCTCAGCTGGTCAAGCGCGCGCCGGATCGCCCGGCGCGACTCCTCGGTGAAGTACCGCCGGTTGACGTCCATCGCCGGCCGCATGAACGGCCGCGCCGGCTGCGGCGGGATGTTGCGGCTCGGCACGCCCTTGGTGCCGAACTCGTACCAGTAGGCCTTAAAAAACTGGAACAGCTCTTCGCTCTTGGCCTTGGACAGCCGGACGCTGGACCGCCGCGCCGCGCCGAAAGCCGACCGGGCGCCGCCGGCTCGCTGGTTCTTTCGCGCCGCCAGGTCGGCCGCCTTGGCGCTGGGGCCCACGAGCGCCGTCAGCCCGTCGCGGCCGTACTTGACCTCGATGCTCTGCTTGATGCTGATCGGCTGCACCCGCGCGATCGCGTCCAGGCGCACGGCCTCGGCGCCGTTGCGCACGACCTCGACCACGCCGTCGCTGATTTCGTCCGGCGCCCGGCGCAAGGTCCGGCGCAGCCGGTTAACGCCGCGGATACGGCTCATGGCAGCGCGTCCTGCTTGTCGCCGGACTTCGCCTCCACCTTCACCCAGGCGGCGCGGCGCCCGAAATCCTCAATGTATTGGATGCCGTACGCTTTGCCGCGACGGACGATGGCCATTTCTTCGCTCAACTCGTCTGGCGACACGTCGACGGTGCGAAAGTGAAACTCGACGTCCCTCGGGTAGTCGGTCTGCGCCGCCGCAAAGCGCCGGTCGCCGCTCATTGGACGATAGACCGCATAGCGTTCGGCGTAGGTCGACCAGCTTTTCTCCCAGCCACCAGCGCCGTCCGGCTGCTGCGTCTTCTGTCGGATCAAGACGCGCTCCGACTCCATCTGGCCGGGATCGAATTGCGGACCGTTTGCCATGAAAACCTCATGCAAAAGGCCGGCCACCGAAGTGACGGGCCTCAATGCCGGCGGACCGGCCTAGCCTGATTTACAGGCGACTACGCGTTGGCGCCGGCGATCAGCTCTGCCGTAGGCTTGTCAAGGCAATCCGCGACGGTGACGTAGTGCTTATCGCCGGTCGGCGGCTGAACGTGCGCGCGCACGCGCCATGCGATCAAGGGACCGCCGTCCAGCTCGGCTTCGTATTGTTCGACGCGCCACGGCCAGTCTTTCATGTACGGCGAGGGCTGCATGGTTGAATCCTTATGCCGCGCGGTCCTTGCGTCGCGCCATGATAGCTTGGACGACCCGCTCTGCACCATCTTCGCCAAAGCGACGGACAAGCGCCTCTGCTGCCCGTTCGGGATCATCCGGCACCGTGAAGCTGCGACGTCGAAAGCCGGCTTCCACCATCGCGGCGTGCGGGCTTAGCTCGCCGGCAAGGACGCGCTGGTGTAGGTCGGGGCGTTCGCGACGGAGGCGGCTAAGGGCGTAGTCCCGCGTTGTCCCCTGTTGCGCCCCTTGGGTCATGCTATTAGAAGGACCCTCCCATTGATTGGCCCCGACCTCTCGCCGCACCGCCTGGTCAATCAAATCCAGCGCCTCGGTGTCGTCACGACACAGGTTCTTGAGCATCTGGACCGTGGCGCCAAGGCCGTGCGGCGGCTCCGTTTCCACAAACTGCTGGAAGCTGTCGAACGTAACCACCTCGCCGGTTTTAGCGCAGATGCGCTCCGGCCACATCGGCTCGCCCCAACGGTTCTTGCCGAGAACCGCTTTGAGGGTTTCCGGCACCTGCTTGAGTGAGTTACCGCCGTGGAAAAGCTGACGGCTCAGCACCTCCACGGTGCGATCAAATGCTTTCACCGGCTTGTCAGGCATTGGCCGCGCTCCGCTGCTCCGTCTGCGCCAGCCATTCGCGGGCCAGCTCCAGCTTGCGCTCGCGCTTGGCGTTGGTCGGGTTTTCGTTCCGACCGATATTCGCGGCCTTGTTCAGCTTGGTGTGAACCTCATCCTGACCGCCGTTGCCGTGCCCGTACAGCCGGTACGCGATCTTGTTGACGTAGGTCTGCGTCTTCTTTCGCAGCTTATGCGCTTGTTCGTCGCGGTCCTGGCTCTCGCCCTCGTCCTCATTGGCCGCCAGCTCAATGCCGCCAAACAAAGCCTGCTGGCGACCGATCGCAGCGATCATGCTTTCCGGCAGGGCGCGCGCTGATGGCATCTGCTGCTGGATCTGACGGGCGCGCTCAATCTCCTCTGCGGTATACACCTGCTCGTCAAAGACGTGCGCGCCTTCCTCGCCGCGAGCCGAGATCGGCACGAACAGGTTTTCCGCCGCGCCTTCGCCGTCGCGCTCCTGCTGCTCGCGACGCTCCTTCTGCTCCAGCCCCACCTTGACGCTGCGGTAAATCTGCTGCGCCTGCTCGAGAAGCCGTTGATCCGCCGGGAAGTAGAGGTAGGCGGTCTGCTCCTTCACGTTTTTCTGCATACGGACGAACCGCCCGACCACCTGACTGAAAAACAGCGGGGCGACGGTGCAGGTCGCGTAGACGCCAACGCGCAACCGTGGAATGTCCACGCCCTCGCTGACCATCTTGACGGCGACCAGCCACGGCGCGCGGCCATCCGTAAACGCGTTGATTTTCTGCGCGGCCTCTGCGTCGTCGCTGACTGCCACCACCGGATCAACGCCAAGTCGGCGCTGCATCAGTTCTGCCAGCGCGCGGGCGTGCGCCTGACTGTCCGCGACAAGCAAACCCGCCGCGTCCGGGTGCGCCGCCGCCCGAATGTCGGTCAGACGCCTGTGGGCGTGGTCCAGCATGTCGGCAACAAGATCGCCCTTGGGATCAAGCGCGGCACGCAGCCGGCGGCTTTGGTCCTGCTCGTCTAGGTCGTCGTCGAAGGTGGCCCGGCGTTCCTCGCCGCCGTAGTACCACTCTGCCTCACCACGCCACGTCGGAAACGTGATCGGCCGGCACACGCCATCGCCAACAGCGCGGCCATAGCCGTAGTCGTAGTCCGGCTCGCTGTACCCCTGGTCGTTATACCGAACGAACGGGATCGGCTGATTGTCGCCACGGAACGGCGTGCCGCTCAGAGACAGGCGAAAAACCGCGTCCTCAAACGCTTCGCGCAGCCCTTCGCCCCATTGGCGCGTCTCGCCCGCGTGATGCACTTCGTCGAAGATCACGAACGCGCGCCGCGTGTTACAGAGCATCTGATGAAGCTGCGGCCAGTTCGCGACCGATGCATAGGTGGCGACGTAGCCGCAAACGTCGCCGGGCAGGCCATCGGCCAATTCCTCATTCGCCGGCCGCGTCAGCTCCAAGCCCGCTTTGCGAGCGGCCTTGCACCATTGCCGGCGAAGGTGCCGCGATGGCGCGACCACGATCACGATACCCGCCACGTCGTCCCGCAGGGCTTCCGCTGCGGCCTGCAACGCCACGCGCGTCTTGCCCGAACCGGGGCACGCCTCTACCAAGAAGTCGCGCCGGCTCGCCATCGCGCTGGCGATATGTTCAATGCACTCAGTCTGCCATTCGCGGTTTGCAACAGCCATACCGGCCTTCGCTCCTTTCTTAAGGTTGCAGCGCGCACACAGCGCCTGCCCGTTACGGACGTGGGTTTCGCCCCCACGGCTGTACGGGGTCTTGTGATCCGCGTGGTA